CGAAACGCTGTCAAGCGTCAGGACTGTCTTGTGGATCGTCCCGCCGTTGCCGTACTCGACTGCGGTAACGCCAGTGCCGTTTGGGGCACCAACGCTATCTTCAGTCATCGAACGGCCCGTGCCGCTTTCGCAGTAGTTTGCTACCGAGCGATCACCAGCCATTTACTTCCCCTTTTTGCTCGGCTTGTCTTCTTTGGGCATCTCTTCCACCACAGGAAGAACCTCTTCATCGAGAGCGACCGCATAGCCGCCCCTGATGAGCTGGCTGGCCTGTGCCGGGGGGAAGTCAACGACCGCCCCCTTTGGATGAGATCCGGCAGCACTGGCCATCGTTGAAAGGAGTTCAACTCGCATTAAGCAGTTCCTTCAATCGCTCCAGAGTGCTGCTCCGAGCCGCCCACTGTCGAATCGGCCGTGATTGGCTGATTGCGAGTCCCGTAAACGACTGCGGTGATTCCATCGAGAACCGCGTTCTGGGTCGCGCGGCTGACGATGACCTTCACGTAGCGTTTGGTGGGCTTGTAGTGATCAACAACAAAGATCTTGTTGCTGGCCGTATCGGGAACAGTCAGCGAGGTTCCGACGATATCGCTGAAGCCGTCCGCCACACCGTTGTCATCGGACTGCTGAAGCTTGATCGAGGTAACGGCCGATCCGGTGATGGTCCCGAACGCCACGAGGAACATAACGCCCTCGGCATTCGCCAAGTCGATCGAGCCAGATGGCGTGATCGTGGACGTTCCCGCAGCGACCGCGTTTGAATGGCGAATGACCTTCGCCGAGTTACTCAGTTGAGGCACAGGGGAACTCCTTAGCTAGCGAGGGTGACTCGTGCGAACGCTTCCTCAAGGATCGGCATGGCGTCGACCTTGCGGCGATAGATGTAAGCGACCTGATTCGTTTCGGCGTACTTCTCCACCAGCCGTTGCATGTCCATAAACAGGGCATCGACGATCATGTAGTAGTTGAAGTCACCAAGGATGCCGACGTACTGGCCGGCAGTGAACGTGCTCGGAATCCATTCGCTTTCGAGGTACGGCAAACCGAGGATTCGATCCGGCTCGCCAGCGATGCGGGAAGGCTGCCAGATGTACTGGCCGTCGCCGTCCTTGATCTTGGCGATGTTCTTCACGGCCGTTCGGTGGAACAGCCAAGTGCATGAAGAGCGGTACTTCGGCTTCAGGCTGTACTTCGCTTCGAGCAAACCGTCGAAGGTCAGAGCCGTGGTCGAATTGCCGGTTGCCACGTCGCGGCCAGTCGAGATGCCATCGGCCGAAGCCGTGAACAACCCGAGCGGACGCTGTGAACCGTTGCCGGTTAGGAACGCTTGTTCCTCAAGTTCTGAGAAGTCGCGAACAATCTCCTCGCCGACAATGGATTCCACGTCGAGAACACTGGCCCGCAGCAAGTCGCGAGAAACGATTGCTTCACCCGTGAAGTAGTGCGGGGTCAGCACTCGCTTGCCGAACTGGAGCGACGTGTCGCGGTGGGTGTAGGTGTTGTCGAGTTCCTGACCCCAAGCCGCCGTTGAAAGCTTGGCTTTGCGGGTTCGGATTCCGGTTGACTGAGCGGTGGTCGTCATCTTCCGGGCAAGCCGGCGAATGAACACCTCGTCATCAGCCGTCTTGAGCAGACCACCCAAGAACTCTTCGGGAGTGGTCAAGTAACCGCCCGAAGCGTCAACGTCCGTTTGGAGATCGGCATAGAGCCGGCCTTGTCCATCGGTGCCGTTGAACAGCCACGAATTGAACGCGGCTCGCATCTCAGGCTTGTGGCGGTTGAACGAAGCAGAGCCTTCGGGGAAAACGAAGTCTTTCCCGCGAAGCTTGATCGAATACTCTTTCGACTTGGACGAAGAGTTGCCAGAAGGCTGTTCGGTCTGGGTGCGACGTGCGCGGGGTTCATCGAGATCGGAAATGGCTGCCGCCAAGCGATCGGCGTTTCGGCTCTTCCGCTCTTCGGTGGCAATCTGTGACTTGAGGTCTTGCGAGGCATCGAGAAGCTTCTCGAACTGCTCGTTTTCTTCGGCAGTCAGTTCGCGATTCTCGGCCTTGGCAACATCGTTGATCTTGCGTGCGTCATTGACGAGCTTCGCGCTCTCTTCACGCATTTCTTGAAGGGAGGCCATCGTTCGGAGTCTCCTGGGATATGCCAGGGACCCAACGAAAAGAGGCAATGGGTCACTGGCAAAGCTTGTGGATTGCTTTGCGAGTGCTCCACGCCTCCGATGGGATTCGTGTGCGGCACTGTTCGGTCGCGATTGCTGCTCGGACTATGGCCCGAAGAGTTTTCGCCCGCTTGTCATGTCAGAAGAATAACAACTGCAATTAGATATTCAATCGCTCTTAGGTGAATCGTGTATATACACACTCTCATCTAGTGCTTGCTCAATCGCTTCTCTGATGATCTGAGACCAGTTGCGCGGGTTCTCCTTCATCCGTTGACGGAGTTCCCGCGACACCCGGCAAATGATCTTATTCGTTAGCTTCATAACACCTCTGCGAGTCTCAACGCCCGCTCGTTGGCCAGCGACTTGATCGACCGTCGCTGTAGCCCGCTAATCACTTCATCGAGCGTTGCGATCCGGTCCGCTAGTCGTTCCTTGACCGCTTCACCCGCCAAGAGCATCCGGCCTTGGCCGAATCCGTTTCGCACTGTCTCGGTTCGGACGTTCCGCCCCTTGGCGACAGCATCGACGAACTGGGTGTAGTAGGCATCGACCACATCCTGCATTCGCTGCTTGGCTTCATCTTCCAACGGTCCGTACTCGTTCCCTTCGACCTTGTACCGTCCGGCAGAAATCATGGTCGTCTTCACGCCAATACGTTCTTCCAACTTCGAAACATCGACGTGGTAGGTATAGACGCCAATGGAGCCGACCTGTGCGGACGGGGAGGCGACAACCTCGGTTGCTTGTGCTCCAAGGAAGTAAGCGGCCGATGCCATCCAACCGTTTGAGACAGCGACGATCGTCTTTTGCTTCGAGGCTGCCCGGAGCTTATCCGCCGCCTCAGTCGCACCCATCGCCGAACCGCCAGGGGATTCGAAGTCCAAGACGATGGCCTTAATTCCTGGGTCGCTCACGAGGGCATCGACGGTGCGAGTAATCCACTCGTAAGAGACGTAGCCATACTCTTGGGTCAAATACCCTTCGCGGTTCGTGAGTGGACCACGGATCGAGATGACGGCCACGGCTCCGCCCCCAGAGATAGCGGACTTGGCCGCTTGGGGGATGCCTGCGGACTGTTCGAGTTGGAAACCGGCCATCCACTCGGGACGGATGGCGAGCGGTTCGTTAAGCCAGCTTTGCAATTCGTGATTCATCGTTTACTCCAAAGAATTCGGCCGCTTCATCGGCTGCCCGGTTCGTCCATCCATCCACGATTGATTCAACGGCTGCCGCGAACTCGCTGGCCGGCTTGTCTAGTGCCGCGTCGAGGTCGTTCCGGCTTCGAAGGCAATGCTGTTCGGCAATAGCTTCCGCTAGTTCACCAGCCCCTTGTTCGCAGTCCGAGACGAGTACCCAACCACGGCAAGCGACCTTGACTGCATCCCTTACAGTGGCGTTGTGCTTCTCGAAGAACTCAGCCAGCCACGCCGGGAACTCTTTTGGCTTTGTCATCTTGGCCTTAGCCGCTGCCGACTCCTTACGGATCATCCGTTCGAGGTCTTGGGCTAGGACGGCTTGAAGGGCTTTGCCGGCGTTGTTCTTTCCTGGGGGGTTGTCGATTGGCTCTTCCGTCATTCCGTTACCGGCCTTGGCGGTAGCGAACTCGTCCACCTTATCGATGGGGATGAGGTTCATCGGCACAAAGTGCTTATCGCCGTCAGTTCCGATGGACGGCAAATCTTCCTTGCCTCGGATCTCATTGATGTTGATGGCACCGATGTTGAACATCTCTCGATAGAACGTGCTTCGCGCGGCTGTGTCGCCTCGGAGCAAAGCATCGGCGTTGTGCTTGGTGTAATACCTCGACTTCTCTTCCGTTGTGAAGAGCTTCCGGTTCGCTTCCTGCTCCCATCGCTTGAACCATGGTTGAAGCGTGTCGGTGACGTGCTCCAGCCCCTGATGCTCGATGTTGTTGTTTGTGCTTCTGAGTAGATGCTGAATCTTGTGCGGCGCGATGCGGAACCATCGGCATACTTCCTCAACGGTGAATTGCCGAGTGGTCAGAGCTTCCGCGTCTTTGGGAGATATTGAGTACGTTTGAAGCTTCCAGCCGGGGAGCATGAATCCAATCGTGCCCGCTTTGCCTGCTCCCTTGTAACGATCCTCCCAGTCCTTTCGGAGCGTCTTCAGTGACTCAGGGTCAACATCTCCCAAGCTTTCAGGCAATTCAATTGCCGCGTTCGGTGCTGCGGAGTTGCCGTAGAATGCCGATCCGTACTTCTGTTGCGCGAGTCCGAGCCCAAATGACTCTTGACCGCATTCGACCACCGAAATACCGACGTAGGGATTCTTCCCGAGTCCCTTTAAATGGAAGATATCGTAAGGGTCAAAGTCTTCTGTTCTGCCGTTGGAGCTGGTGACGGTGTAATACAGCCGCCCCTTCTCATCGAGCTTCGCAACCACGCACCAAGGATTCAAGTGGAACAGTTCAACCGCTTGGCCGCGTCCGTTCCTGGATATCTCAGCAAACGCATTACCCACAGAGGCGGCGTCGGCCGTCATCGACTCACGAAACGACATGGCCCCCACGTCGTAGCTAGACTCGATATCAAGAATTCGATTCGATGGATGATCATAAGCTTTTTCCCGATTGTCACCGTAGAGGTACGTTTGGAACGGGAGCTTAGCCACGTCCTCGCTGATAACACGAATGCAAGCGAAGTACGCCGCCAGTCCTAAGCAAGAGTCTCGATCGACTGTCTCTCCCGACGCTGACTCTTTCCCAAGTCCAAGGAATTCTCGGAGCCGTCCGTCGCCGACCTTGTAGCCCATCAGCACTCGTGCTGCGAGGGAGAAACGCGAAAGCCATCTGTGGTTCACTTAAGAAACCCTCCCCCGTATTCGGATAACACCTGTGCCAGCGGCTTCCGCTTCCGCTTAAATGGCTCGATCATCGCGCGATACATCGCCGTTGTCGTCGCAGTCAAGGCATCCACCCGGCCGCGACTCTTCGTCTTCACAATCATGATTTGGCCTTGTTGGTTCACGTTGATGGCGGCGTTGTTCGCGCAGTACGTGAGTACCGGGTTGTTCGGATGAATCAGCCGACCGCTCACCACTTGAGCGAACAACTCTTGATTCGCTGCCGATAGCCTGTGGGCCTGCGGAACAATCTCGACCATCTCTTCACCGAACTCGTCTTCGATAGCTTTGGCAATCCGGCCAGCCCGCCAAGGATCGAAACAGACTCGCTTGACCTTGTAGCGACCGATGAGCCAGCGGATATGGCTTTCCACCATCGCATCATCAATGGCCGGTTCATCAACTAGGGTTAGATATCCTTGTTTCGCCCATCGGCTGTAATCGGCGTTGTCCTGCTTCTCTCGTTGCAAGAGTCGGTAGTTCGGCGTCCAGCAATGAACATCGACGTAAGCACCCCACCGGGCAATCTCGGGGGAGTCAATCTCTCGCCGTCGTTCGGTTTGCTTCTCATCCACCATCGCCAGAATTTCGGGGACTTCATCGAGAGCGAACGGAAACACCTGGGAGACCGCGCACAGGTCTGTTGTTGCCGACATGTCCACGCCGACAATGCAATCTCTTCCTTCGAGTGGGAATGGAGGTTCATTACGTCCGCAAGCTTTCCACATGTCCATCGGTAGCCATTTGACGGCCTGTTGCGTCCACTGGTTGAGGTAGAGTTGGCGGAACGTGTTTTCATAGCTCGGATCTTCTACGGCTTTGATGCACTCCTCTTGAAGGAAGTCGATTTGCACCATGTTCCCGCCCTTGAGAGCGGGGTTCGCTTTGTGCCAGACCTTCTCATCTCGCCAGTCGTCATCTGCGGAAGTTTCAAAGATGATCGGCAATAGGTAGGGGTCTATTTCGATGTCGGCCGCGACTCGTTTGGCGTAGCTGTACTCTTTCCAACAAATAGAGTTCTCATCGAAGACGCCTGCGGTAGTGATGATGACTGACAGTGAGTTTTTCCGAGCACCACGCGAAGTCATGAGCACGTCGAGGAGTTCACGGTTCTCGTGCGCGTGCAGCTCGTCAATCAGGATGCCGTGTGCATTGAGCCCGTGTTTCGTGTTGGCTTTGCCTGAGAGGACGTAAGCGGCTGACTTCATGGGCTTGAAGGTGACGGAGTCTCTGAACACTTCGGAGACGCGCGAGAGCCGTTCGTCTTGCTCGATGAATCCAACGAACGGTTCGTAGATCATGCGGCCCTGGTCTTTGTCCGCTGCTGCCGCGTAAACCTTCGCCTTGTGAACTCCATCAGCGAACAATAGCAACGCCATGATGGCGGCTACAAAGTGACTCTTTCCGTTCTTCCGAGCTACGATCATGAAGCACTTTCTGTAACGTCGTCTGCCGTCTTCTCTCTTCCATCCGAACAACTCTTCGACAATCCAGCGTTGCCACGGTTCGAGAATGAATCGCTGCCCGGCCATCTCATCAACATCGTGCCGGCAGAAGTTCTGGATGAACCCTACCGCTCGATCGGCCGCGTCTTGGTCCCAATAAAACGTCACCCCACGAAGCGTAACGGTCGCTGTTCTCGATCGGCACAACTCCTCAAAGTCGGCATCCCAAAGATGAGACAGGATTTCGTAGGGCTTCGCTGCCGCTACCACTTACCCCGTTCCCTTCTTCTGCATCACGTCCTTGAGTTCAGCCATTGGATCGGCGTTCTTCTTTCCTCCTGCAATCATCCCCGCACGTCCGCTCGGGGTGAGTCCGTACTGAGCAAACCATTCCTTGATTTGCTTCTTTGCGGCGTTCTTAACTGTGAGCCATGCCGAAACCTGCGTGTAGCCTTTGTCAGTGGTCGTTACCCTCGCTGACGGGTCTTTCTTCATCATCTTCGCGGTCAACAGGAACTCGCCCCACGACTCCGCAACAACGATCAGACCGGGGATGTCGGCAACCGTGAGAACTTCCATGTCCAAGAGAATGCGGCCGTATTGCTCATAGAACTCTGTCGCGTCTTCATCGAGCCAGTCAGGGCACGGGGGAAGCTCTTGAACAACTTCTGGGGTCGGCTCGAATTCATTCAATGGGCGATGACTCGGATTCCCTTCAAAGATCCGCATCGCGTTGTTCTTCTTCTTTGGTCCCGGCTTACTCATTTCTTTTCGTTTCCGAATGCTCCGTCGTAGATCGCTGTTTTTCTGGAGTGGCAACTGTGGCAAAGGGCTTGAAGGTTCCAGGGGTCGAGGTCAGCCCCGCCTCGTGAACGTGGGGTAATGTGGTCAACGTGAGTGCTGGGATTTCTCCGGCAGTCCTCACAGAATGGGCGAGCCTTGATGATCTTCTCTCGACAGTTGATCCATGCTGAAGAGACGTAGAACGGATCTCGCTGACGCTTCTTTGTCTGCCGCTTCTTTGTGCTCGGGACAAACCGAAACCTTGCGTGAGTTTCGCAATATCCTGAATCATGTTTCGTTACCTCCGAGCACGTCGCGTGTCTACACTTGCGATTGAACCGCCCCATTTAGTGACCAGCCATAATCACACCGAATGGCGTTCCGCCGTATGTCGTGCAATTCCAACGGAACCACATGTTGCCGCGATTGTTCACGACATCACAAACAGCAGACGAGTACGCAAGAGAACTACCCGATATCACGAAGTCATCGAAGTTCTCATTGTCCGGCGAATACTCCAGCTTGATCGTTGAACCTTCTGGGCCAGGAAGGTAAACGCTGAACGGACCAGACATCTCACAAGAGTCTGTCACCCCAGTCGCCGAAATAACGCTGACCATCTTTCCGCTTGCCGTTGACATTCGTTAATCTCCAAGGATCATTGATCCGACCATTGAACTCACGACGCCGCCACTAACGTTCGTGTTGAACACACCGTTAGGACCAATCGAATACCCATCACAAGGCTCGCCGTTGATTCCGAACTCGGGAGCCGGACACATGCCGTCAACTCCTGGGAATGGATTGGATGAGCCAGCACTCGCCAAAGGAGAGGAACGAGCCAGGCCACGAGAACTCTTCAACGCAAGCTGTCGCGTGTTTCCTGCGATCGATGATGCTGGCGGTGATCCATAGGGGGTAAGGTCGAATCCGGTGTTGGCGGTTTCGAGATTCAGCATCCCGAGCCCGCTGTCAAAACCTCGATCGTTGCCCGTATTCGATGCTCGGCACCCGACCGTCGCGCAGTACCGAAGTGATGCCGTGTCGTTTTGGACGCTCGGCGTGGTCGTCTGGTTCGATGACGTGGCAAGACGCATCTCAATGCCGTTGCCAACGTACTTGTCCCACGAGACGAACAAACAGTTGCCGAACTTCATGCCCGTCGTTGATGTTCCGCCCAGGTAAACATAGATGTTCGAATTGACCGAACCACGGGCGATGAACGCACAGTTCAGGAACCGAGGACACACCCCGCTGATCACGCTGTTCTGGGTGAAGAATTGCAAGTTGGTGCCGACTTGCATCGACTCGAATTCGAAGATCGAGTTTAGCCAAATGGCTTTCGTGCCACTCAGCCACCATTTGGCATTGGCGTAATTGTGCCTGATGTAGTGCCGGCAGTTGATGAAGCACATGCGGGCATTTGCTTGGAACTGGAATGTACCGATGGTGTCAATCTGGGTCCGTGGTGACTGCCAGTCAATGATGAAGAATCGGTAAGACGAAACGTCTTCCGCCGTGCCCGCCATACAGTTCTCACCAGTCCCGTCCGCGAAATAGAAGCTTTCGATGGAAGTTGTGGCTCGCGAAAGGTTGGCCCGTTCGTCACCGATTCGCATGCCACGATTGACATAGAGAACAAAGTCGCCGTCTGAACGTCCCGAGTGCGCGAAGATCACGTTACCGGACGAGATGCCGCCCGCTGTCACGACTGATGGCGTTGCGGCCGAAGCATTGACGGGTAGGCACGAGAACCGCTCAAGGCAGTTGATGAAGTGCGTCTCGTTTCCGCCATTGTTCGAGTAGCTGTTGAACGTCGAGTATCCACCGATCGGAGCACAATAGCCCGCGATGCAGTTTTCGACGACGACCGTACCACCCTTGGTGCCGCTACCTAGCTGGCTGAACGCATGCCGGCCGTTGTAGTAGCTCTCGCAATTGACGCAGTAGACGACCTCGTCGCTGTTGGGCGAGAACGTGATTCCCGAGGTTGGCCCGCCCGTGACGATCTGGCATCCCCAGCCAGAGAACCGGAAGCCCTCGACGTACGATCCATCTGAGCCTGATGCGAGAGAGATTCCGTTGGGTGGGCTGGCGAGATAAGGAACAGCCTCATAGTCGGTTGAGCCAGGGGTGTCACTTCCTGGGTTCAAGTGGATGACGTTCGAGCCGTCAATGTAGAAGCTGTAGGGAGTCGCCTCAACCTTGGCCGTGGAGTCAACATAGGTGAACGGGTTCAGCGGATCATTGACTTTGCGAATCCATGACGGCTTCACGGTTCCGGATGGGTTATTGACGCCAACGCTAGGAACGCTCGTGGTGTATCGGCCGGTGGCTGCTAGCGTCCAAGAGACGATTCCGGAACGAAGATTGACGTTGAATGTCGATAGCTCGAAGTTGTCAGCGTTCGGGCCGTAGGTGTAAAAGGTATTGCTGGCTGACGCGCAACTCATGCCAGTGTGGTCGTAACAGACCGTACCACGCTTAAAAAGAAACGTCGTGTTCGTGCATGATGCCGCCAATAGAGTGCGGACGTTATCGCATGTTTTCCAAGCAGTGGCCGCGCTTGTGCCGTTCGCGCCATCAGAACCGCCTACCGGGTCGATGTAATACGTGGTTCCGGAACGTTTTTTCACACAGTAGTTTCGCCGCTCGGATTCAACGGTGTCGATCCACGGAAGGAATCCACGCCGATGAGGAGATGGCATCGGGCCGGCAACTGATTCTGGTGTGTTCGTAATTGGCATTCCGTTACCTCGTCACTTTCTGAGCGTGTCGTTCTCTGAGTGATGCAACCAGTCGGTAGGTTCTCAGGCTGATCTCTTCGACCGGAACCCAGACGCCTTTCCATCGCTCTGTCCAAATGCTGCGGATCTCGGCAATCTCATCGTGATTCCAGTCCTCGAAGATGGAGCGTAGGGCATCAATGCACTCGTCTGGAGAATGACCGACCACAACCAGAAACGTCTGGCTGTTGCGGTATTGACCGATGATTCGCCAATTCTTTTCCATCTATCGCATCCATCCCCAAAGAAGCCCCATGCCTCCAGCACCGACAATGAATCCGATTGCTCCACCAACCTTAATTCCGCTCCATGTGCTGATATCGATCAACAATCCCACCATTGGATCGTGGTAAAGCTTGCTTAATTTCGCTTTCGTCTCTGCGTCCATCACTGCTTCCTACACCGAAACCACTCGTGCCAAACCCGTTCAGCCTCATCCTTCGAGTAACATGGCGGTGGCTCAGGCTTCGTTGGATGCTCCGCATGGAAACGTCCGTACTGGTATTTCACGTACCACTCAGAGTCACAGTCCCACATCAAGAGCAGCGTCCACAGGTGATGGCATTGCTCCTTGATTTGGGTCATGGTCGCACCACCGTCTCAATCAACCCGTCCCGAACCTTCACATCATCAATCATCGCCCCACCCACATTGACCCGACCCACGCCCGACTGTGTTCGTCGCCAAAGTGGACGTGCTACGAATGGAACGAGCACGCGGTGAGCTTGCTGGTACTTGCTTCGCTCCGAGTACGCTGACGGGTACATGTCACTGATGAAGTCAATGAGGTTGGTTTTGGCCCCGTTCTCGTCGTTGGCATACTCGGTGCCACTGGCTGCCCAAAGATGATTGCTGACGTTGCCGATGTAACGATTCTCGAAGCTGTTGATGAACGCTATCTGAGGGTGTGTCTCGTCACCAACGCGGGGGGCGATGAGGTGAAGGCCGACCGAGTCTTCGAAGATGTTGCTGCGGAGAGAATGCCACTGGCTGACTGACTTGTGTGTGTCGTGCCAAGAGGTATTGAGCATCACCCCTTCGAGGCTGTTCCTCATCCAGTTGGAGTTCACAACATTGCCAAAGCTAGATCCATAGAAGTTGATACCACCCACTGTGTCGGAAAACCGATTGAAGACAAATCCACAATCCGTGGGGGCTTGGACGAAGAGGACTTTCGAGGTTGAATCCGGCGACACTTCCCACGGCGTTTCAAGGAAGTGCATTCCGCTACTCGTACTCGACTTAATGACACGATACTGACCCTTTCCTGTCCCATCGATTATCGCCACCGTCCATCGTTGCCTGTCTTGTTTGTCACCCTTGACGTAGACCACCATTGGCACGATCGGTGCGAGCATGGGGGAGGTTAGCGGTGTGATGCTGGTGACGAATCCGCCGCGTGATTCGAAGAGGATGGCTTCGCCGTTGCCTCGTTCGGAGAGCATGTCTGAGAAGTTGCATTGAGATACAACGCTTTCAAGTGAACCGTCCCCAGATGAAAGTGCAATCCCTCGACGGCCTTTTGTAAAATCAACCGAATCAATGAGCGTTCCCCGACCGAATGCAGAGCCGAAAAGAGATCCTGTGAGTCGAGAATATGGAGGCTTGACATTGCATCGCGTAAACAAAGCAAAGTCCATCGCTCCGTTGTTGCGGAATCCGTTATTGGCTCCGTTAGTGCCTTCAAAAGCCTGCTGACACTCGAACTCGCATCCGACGAACTTCCAGTACTTCCACAATCCGAACCGATAGAAGAACCCATCGCAGTACCCCGCATCGCTAGCCGCTGGTGTGTTGGAAACAAAACGACAATTCTCAAACGTCACCGAATCAATACCCGGTCCAGCCGCTATCGCGCTGCGCGTCGTGCCCGGCGTTAGTTCGATCGTCATGTCTTTGAACGTGATGTTGCTGCCGGTGAGGCGGAGCATGGAGTCGCGGGAGAGGGTGAGTTTGAAGGGGTCAGACTGAAGTGAGTCGGCACCTTTCAGCGTGGTCGAATTCTTCCCAGAGCCGACGATTGTTATCGAGGAACCAATATCGATGGGCTTGGAAATAATCATCTTCCCTGGTGGCAAAGATATAGTCGCACCAGGCGTTGCTGACGAAACGAAGCCATCGATCGACACGCCGCTCGCCACCTGCACGCTCACCACACTCGGCGGCGGTCTCGGTCCGATCACTGTCACTGGGAGAGGATTGCTTATGCCCCATCTTGATTCTCCGTGGAAGATGTAGAGGGAGTAGTCGCCTGGGGGGACGGTGGCTGGTATGGTTGCCCACAAGACGGAACGAGCAAGGTCGACAATGTTCCCGGTGCCTCTTCCTCCTGGCTGGGTGATTCCGAGACGATATAGTTTGCCATCGGAACCCAATGCCCAGACAGACGGTGCAGACCTTGTAGCTGAGAGGTGCCGTCCGACGATTGGACAAAGCGAATTGCCGAGCAATCTCGATGGGTCGTAACCGGCAATCCCGTAGATGCGTGGTTGATTGATGACACTCGTTTTGCTGACCAGCCCATCTTTTCCCCTCACCACAAACGGCACGCAATACGACTG